TGGTACCGGAACCCCTAGTAACCACTTTGGTACTGCTAACCCAACTCAATCTGCAACAACTGGAATAACTGCTTCAGCCAACTCATCGACTACGGGTATAACATCAAGCGGCACAGGGGCTACTTCTACCGGCATTACGGCCTCTGCAACGTCACACACAGCTGGAATTAGTTCAAGCGGTACGGGAAGTTCTGCAACAGGAGTAACCACAACATCAACCGGTTCTGGAACCGCAGTAACGACAATATCCCCGTATGTTGCAATATACAAAATAATTAAAATATAGTTTAAACCCTTGCATTAGTATGGTACAATAATTATTGGACCGTTTAATTTGGGATTTAACGCCCAAAAATAGGAATCCTTATGGCACAGCCTGTAACTAATCTAACTGCACTTTGGGTGCAAAATGTTGGAATCCAATTATCTTGGACCGCCGCTTCAGACGTTACCACCTCTTCAACATATGAAATTTATGCGTTAAAAAATACGCCAATAGTCGACTTTCCTGTTAACTATCAATATGTAGAATTTTCACAAGTTCGTCCAGAGAGTTCACTTATAACCGGTAGCGGAACAAGAGTTTTACAACCACCTGCTACAACAGCAATTTTTCCATGGTCGTCAGTTTTGCAACTTGGCGTTGGTAGTAGTTTACCGCTTGCTGTAACAATTCAAATTGTCCATGCAGACGGCGAAGGAAATGAAAGTAACGGATTGACCGTAACTGCATATCCTTCAAAAACTATAAATAATACATTAGCTCCTCATTTTCCAAATACTATGAAATTTGATCCAAATTTTGGAAATGTAATTGTAAACGAACAAGATTCAAATGACGAAGTAACAGCGAGCGTTGAAATGCTTTTAGGATCTGTTATTGGACAAAGATCAGCAGTTCCAGGTTATGGCCTTGACGACATGCCACTTAATCAAATAAATGTTGCAAACATTCAAAAAGCTATTTCTAAGTGGGAAACAAGGGCAAAGACAACTGTAAGTCTTCAATACGATAACTACAACAACGCCACATTGAATGTAAAAATTCAAAACAATGGAAGGTCATAATGACACAATTAAACGGTTACATTGACATACCGATCACAACCGACAGTAAAACGTTGGTTCAGACGGCTCTTGCCAATATTGCTACTCAACTTCCTGGGTGGGTTCCGCGTGAAGGAAATTTAGAAGTTCTTCTTTTAGAAGAATTTGGACAAATGGCAGCAGAAGTTGCTACAGCCGCATCAACCGTACCTGCATCAATTTTTAAATATTTTGGTGGTCTTTTGGGCCTTACTCAACAAACTGGTATTGAAGCTCAAATCAGAACACTTTGGACGCTTGTTGCCGCCCCTCCTGTTGGTGGATATTTTATTCCCTCAGGAACCGTAGCGGGATTTAATTATCAGGGCACAACATATAATTTTACAACGATGGCTGATGTAACAATTCCATCGTCAAGCGCACTTTCAACTGCAACGGGTGACGGAACAACATCCACCCTAACAACTTCAGCAAATCACAACTTTGTTGCCGGAACAATCGTTACGGTTTCTGGAGATACAACAAATAAATACAACGGCACCTACACAATAATCTCAACACCAACACCAACAACGTTTACAATTTCAAGCACTGTTTCTGGAACAACAAGTCTTAGTAGTGCAAAGGCATCGGTGCAATCAGCATTTATTGAAATGCAAGCTGTCGATGTTGGAGCTGCTTACAATATTTACACAATTTCTGGTCTTAATCCTTTAACTACATACTTAAACCCTCTTGTAACGTCGCCATTTCTTGCAAGCATTATTGTTACAGCAACGGCATCAACAGATACAAGTCTTGCAACAGGAACCGATGCAGAAACAGACTCTAATTACTTAAATAGATTAGTTAATGAACTTTCTCTTATTGCTCCACGTCCAATTACAACAAATGACTATGCTCAACTTTCTCAAAATGTAGTTGGAATTTTCCGTGCTCTTGCTGTTGATGGATTTAATCCATACAGCAATATGTACACCGCGAATGATGCAAACTTAGCAACCGCTGTTGCAAATAATTACACAGCAGTTGGAAATGGAACAACAACGCTTCCCACCGTATCCCTTACTGGCGGTGCTCTTGTCGTAACCGCCGCTTCTATTTCAGGAACAACTACAACTGCATCGGTTACCACATCATCAACGTCTATGACTGTAAATGCTGCAAATCTTGCAACAACAGTCAGTTCGGCAAATCCAGCAATTGTCTACATTGAAGATGACACAAATGGAGACGAAATTGTTATTGTTACTGCCGTAGGTGGATCAAGTAATAAAACTTGGACATTGCTTTCAGGGACTACGTTTAAATATTCACATGGTTCTGGCGTGACAGTAACGCCACTTCAGGGCGTTGCAACACCAAAGATTTCATCTCTTAACCCAAATACCGCCTACCTTCAATCGTCCGCAATTGTTCAATGTGAAACGGATACTACTGGCGTAGCAACACCATACGTTGTTTCTGCGGTTACATATTTTGATGGATCAATAAAAATCTTCTCATCTGGGTTGCCGCTTTCTGATTCTCTTTACGACTACACAAGTCTTCCAAAAACCGTTGTTGCAAACATTAGTTCTTATGAAGGTGGATTTATCGCTCCAACAAATCCTTCAAGCACATACAACACCATTAAGTCGTACGCAACTTCTGTGCAAACATACATTGTTTGGATGAATGCAACATCAACAAAAACTCACAAAATTTTTAATGTTGCACTTAATCAAACTGGATTTGACTTTTCTACTAATGGATTAGAATCTAGTTCCCTTGTTACAAACGATTACAATTGGATACCAGATTCTAATCTTGCGGCGTACGCTAGTTCTGGTGCCTCAAAAGCATCGTGGACAATTGATGCGGGAATATACCCACTTCCTGGATACGGAATTCAATTTCAAGGAACTGGATCTGCTTTGGGATCAGCGCTTAATGCCAAGTCTCAAATATTCAATATTCCAAACACAACAACAACGAACTTTACGGCGGTTGCAAACATTGACGCAACTTACACTGGTTCTACATACGGGGACATTGTTGTAAAAGTTATTAACGCAACAACTGGTGCAACAATAGCTTCTGCCTCCCCAACATCAGCAACTTATCAAACGGTTGTAGTACCATTTACGATCTCCTCAGGAACATCTGCTGACATCTATTTAGACATTACATTTAATACTGGTTTAAACGTTCCATTGATTTCAAGTGTTATTGTTTCTGGAATGAGCATGCTTTATGGCACTCACTCATCAATTGAATTGAGTCAATCTGAATTAGAGCCAGGATATGCTTGGACACCGGGTGGACAATTTATAAGCAATGTTTTTAACAATGCACGCACTGTTGCAGTTGCGCCAGTTGATGGAAATGGTCTTGCCGTTACTTCAAGCGTTGCAGACTATTTACACGATTACCTTGGATCAAGACGTGAAATTAACTTTAATGTAGCCGTTATAAATCCAAATTATATTCCCATTAATGTTCAGTGGTCAGGAATTGCCCTTCAAGGATATGATCCTGTTGTTGTTCAAGCCGCAGGAACTGCAGCAATCTACGCTTTCATCAACCCATCAACGTGGGGCGGTGGAGGAAACTCACCAGCGTTCTGGGACAGTACTCAAAATACGGTTAGAATTCTTGACATTGCCGGTGTGTTATCTCAAATTGCTGGAATATCAACCGTAACATCAATTGTTATGGGAACAGGAAATACTCTAACCTCTTCTGACATATTTCTTTCTGGAACAGCGCCACTTCCGGTCGCTAATTCTATTACTGGTTCGGTTATTTCTAATGCTCTCAACTCAACAATTGGTGGCGTCTAATGGCGTCGGAACTAGTATCATTACCCTCAAGTGTTCTTAATAACGTTTATACGTTTTATGCAAACACTAATTCTCACAATCAAAACATAACTGGAATATCGGATGTTTCTAGAATTGGCGTTGGAATGCTTATTTCTGGGAGCTGCATAAGCCCAGGAACAACTGTGGTTTCAGTTGGTCAAAACTCAATAATCATAAGTGAGTCGCCAACACAAACACTTACTGGCGTAAATTTGACTGTTGGTGATTCTTCATATTTTGTAGATTCAATATATAACGCATTACCACAATTTATTCAAGATGGTGACGCAACCCAAGCACCTATACAATATCCAATGTATAAATATCTTTGGGGCATGGGTTCGATTGTAGAAAATCAAATTAACTCTTTGGTACAAGATGGAGCAGGAAAATTTGGATTTTACGATTCAGCGTATGCGTATGCACCAGGTTGGTCACAGGCTTTAGATATTGATCGTTGCCCAGAATTTGCTCTGCCATGGCTTGCACAATTTGTGGGCGTAACATCTGAGTCTTTTGTTGAATTAAATCTTGCTCAGAAAAAAGATAAGATTATTAATCGTTCCGGATTTCAAAGGGGAACGGGAAAAACTATCGTAAGTGCTCTTGTTACAGAAATTAACTACAAAACTGCCTCTCTTAATGAAACACCTATAACTGCTGGTCAGGTAGTTGTTATGGAACAAACAGCATTGGCTACAGTATCATTTTTAGGCAACACAGCAAGTGGAAGCACCATTACTGGTATAGTCAGCACATCTGGCCTTGCTAACGGAATGTATGTTTATGGTCCAGGCATTCCTGGAAATACAACAATTACAAATGTTTCTTCTAGTTCCATTACATTAAGTCACAATGTTACGTTGACACAAAATGGTGTTTCTTTTAATGCCACAACAGGAAAAACATACGTGCCAGACCAGTATGCTATGGTTGTTCTTATGCCAACTGTTTATTTTAATAACTATTCATATGTAACATTGGCATCTTCATTGACCGGCAACGGTTCTGTTACCTATTCAACACTTGACAGTGCAATTAATGCACTTGGTTCTAGCGGTTATGAAAACCTTTTTTTAGACTCTGTTCCAAAGTCAAATTCTGCTTTTGCACCATTCATTTATAAATATCGCCCTGCCGGTGTGCAGGTTTACGTTGGGGGCTATTAATGCCAAATACTTCACGACTGGGTCTTCACTACCCAGCAGCAAATGATCAAGCCAATATTCCTACGGATATACAAACTCTTGCAGGAGAGCTTGATTCTATTGTAACGGCTTTTTATCAATCGTCTTCTCAGCCAACCGCTGAGCAAGGAGCGCTTTGGTGGAACACGTCTACACAAATTTTAAATTATTCAGATGGAACAACTTGGTATGCAGTATCTGATGAAATTATTGTTTCAACAACTACACCATCAGTTATATCTGCTGGTCAATTTTGGTTCAATCCAAATACAAGTCTTTTTCAATACTACAACGGTTCAACGTATCAAAACGTAATTCCAGCAATTACGGTTAATGGTCAATACTTAACGTCAAGTTCAACTGGCCCCGTATGGACAACACTTCCATCGTCATTTCCACCAAATGGTTCGGCTGGCGGAGACTTGACAGGAACTTATCCAAATCCAACACTTTCTTCTGTTGGAACGGCAAACACATATGGTTCCGCAACAGCAATCCCAGTTATAACAACCGACTCAAAGGGTCGTGTAACTTCTGTTACAACTGCAACACCAAATGACACATCCAAACTTCCACTTACGGGTGGAACAATGTCAAATAGTATTGCAATGGGATCTAACAAGATTACTGGACTCGCAAACGGAACAACATCTACAGACGCAGCAGCTTTTGGTCAAATCCCTACTGCTCTTTCTCAACTTTCTGGAACGCTTGCGGTTTCTTCTGGTGGTACGGGTGTAACTAGTTCTACAGGAACTGGATCAAACGTTCTTTCAATCAACTCAGTATTAACTGGTCCTCTTGAAAATGTAAACATTATTAACTCAGGTGCAAGTGGAACAATTAACGTCTATGCAGCTACATCTACTATTAATTTTTACAATGCTAATTCAACCGGTAATTTTGTAATTAACGTAGCTGGAAGTTCTGGAGTAACCCTAAACAACCTTATGGCCGTAGGTCAGTCAATTACTGTTTCTGTCTTTAACACAAATGGTTCAACGGCTTACTACATGACTGGTTTTACAGTTGATGGAAATGCTATTACGCCAAAGTGGCTTGGTGCCTCTTCGCCTGGCGCTGGTGATGCAAACTCAACCGACATTTACACCTTTGTTATTATCAAAACAGCAGCCAATACTTACACCGTACTTGGCTCATTGTCACAATTCGCTTAGGATGTAATTATGCCAATTATTGGAACTTCATCGGGGGATAGCGCAAGAGGAGAAGGTTTTCTTTACTTACAAGTTCCTCAGGCACCAATTAACGTCAGTGCTACAGTAATTGACACACAACACGTAAGTGTTTCTTTTACACCAGCACCTTACGGACCAGCTGCACGTAGCTTTACTGTCACATCCTCTGTTGGTGGATGGACCGCAACAGGAACATCAAGCCCAATAACAGTATTTATTAATACGCTATCAAGTGGACAAAGCTACAGTTTTACCGTTACGGCAAAGAATAAAATTGGAAGCAGTATCTCTAGCAACTCTAGTAATTCTGTTGTTCCATACACATATGTTCCACCTCCACCTCCACCACCGCCATACGTTCCGCCATACGTTCCGCCATACGTTCCGCCATACGTTCCGCCATACGTTCCGCCATATGTTCCGCCATATGTAGCACCATATGCTCCACCACCTTATACAGGTGGTGGTGGTTGCTTCCTTGTTGGAACACCGGTTCTCATGGCCGATGGTTCATACAGAGGAATTGAAACGCTCAAAGTTGCCGATCAACTCATGACCGCCGTAATTCCTACATATCCAAATGGAGAAAATCAAAGACTTTGGTATCCTGCCAGCGTTTGGTCGTTGCCAGAATCAGAAATTGGTGGAACAACACTCGGTTTAACAACCGTTGTTGCAACAAGAAAAGTTCTTATGACAGGGCATTATGTCATAAATGATGACATACTTGTTACGGGAGAACACTTTTTCTTTATAAACAGATCAGGTATTTGGCAATTTATGAATGTATGGAGCATTCTTGAAGGCGACATTATGCTTAATAATGAGCTTAAAGAAGTTCCAGTCAGAAGCATTACAACTGTGTCAGGAATTACAAACGTTATTCAATTAACCGTTGGTCCAAACGACCTATTCTTTGGAAGTAATATACTTACACACAATACTAAGGTAAATCCTGGTGAGCCACCTCCAGCTCCAACAACAACAGCAACTTTCTAAATTTTATTTAATTTAAATTGGGTATAGACTTTAAAACCTAGGAGGAACCATGAAAGAAATAGCGCCAGGAATAATTCTATGGGACAACGTATTTCCAGAAGCATTAAAGCTTGTAGAGGAAATTGAAAGTACTCATAAAAATAAACAAAAATGTTGGGAACCGTCGATGGTCTACAATAAAGATGACGAACCAATTATTGATTCGTACTCAAGAAATTGTGAAATTTTTGGTATTCCCGACACTCTTTATGATTTTGTTCCAGAAGAAGACCACCCAGAATATTTTAAATTTACAATTTCAAATAAATTTAAAGAAGCATTTAGACCGTGTTACGAAGATTACATTAGTAAGTTTCATGTGGAAAACAATAATCAATATGATAATTACAGTATTTTAAAATACGGTTCTGGTCAAAAATTTATTAAACATGTTGATGATGGAAAAAAATGCCCTAGAAGAGTTTCTCTTGTTTACTACATAAATGATAATTATGAAGGCGGAGAAATAGTCTTCCCCAACTGGTCATTGAGCCTAAAGCCTAAAGCTAATCAACTTCTTATGTTTCCTTCTAATTTTATGTATGCTCATGAAGTTAAACCGGTTACAAATGGAACAAGGTATTCGGTGGTGCAATGGCTCTACTAGAACCAAAAATTGTAGAAAATGTTTTTGATCAAGATTTTTATAATAAACTTTTTGAAGAATTTAAATCAAGTGCAAAAAGTGGTTATTATGAAGAAGGTTTTGGTCGTTACACACTTGGTCCAAGTGAGGAATCTGCGTTTAAAGAAGCTTTTGATAAGGCAGTAGAAATAGCAAGGGCTGTTTTTAACAAATCAACGCTACTTCCTAGTTACGCATTTTTTGCACATTACGAAAAAAAGGGCAATGCTCTACCCTCTCTTTTGCATCACAGAGATGACAATGCCTGTACCTATACTCTGGACATGTGCGTGTATCAAACAGAGCCGTGGGATCTATATGTTGAAAATTCATCATATACTCTTTACCCAAATCAAGCTCTTGCATACTATGGCAATGATCAGGAACACTGGCGCAACGATATGCCCAATCCTGAAGAGCAACACGTTGCAATGATATTTTTTCACTTTGTTGAGCCAGATCATTGGTTTTATAAAAAAGGTCCTTCTTATATAGAGGTTATTCGCGGAAATGTTTCGGAGGAATCATGGACTATGAATCACCAAAAGTAAGGATTATAAAAAACTTTATTAATCTTGAAGACTGTCAGTTTATAATTGATTATGCAAAAAATCTAAAATTATGGAATTCTGGAAACGTCAATTCTGAAAGTCACCCAAACGAAGAACATTTAAAAGTTTTTAGCAATCAATGGGATGGAAGAATTGTTGATCTAAACGCCATTGTAGCAAAAAAAGAACACGATTCTTTTATAAAAAAAGTTTGGGAAATAAAAGAAAAATCAAAGTTTCAGGTAGAAGATTTCTTTAAAAAAGAGAATGTTTTCTTAGAAACATGGGAAGTTGTTCGTTGGTTTTATCCATACGATCAAAAACCCCACATTGATTACATTGAACCAGATTTCAACAGGAACACTGACGTTCCGGATAATTTGGATATGTCTTATTTTACAAAAGACGCTGAAGAAATCTATAGAATATATAACACAAAAAAACATTACACAAGCATGCTTTATCTAAATGACGATTTCGAAGGCGGGGAGCTTTATTTCCCCACCTATAACAATTTTACAATAAAACCTGAACCAGGAATGCTTGTTGTATTTAGCGGTGACATAACCATGCCACACGGTATTAATCAAATAACTAGTGGAACTAGATATGTTAATACTGCTTTTTGGTGTCGCCATCCAAAAACAGGTTATTACGTTACAGAAAATCTTCAAACGGAAACGCTTGAAAAATATTGGGAACATTAAACAGAAAGAAACTAATGACAGACGTTAGAGATAATATTGTTGCATGGGCTAAGTGGGCAGCCGCTAACCACGCTAAATTTAATTACACAGAAGGCCCACTACGCATGAGTGGTATTGGCAAGCCTGGCGTACTGCCAGTTAACGCTGACTGCTCTGCATTTGTAACTCTCTGCTACAACTGGGCTGGCGCTGCTGACCCTAACGGTATGGGCTACAACCACACTGGCTACACAGGCACACTGCTTGCTCACGGTCAAAAGATTGCACTCAAGGACGTACAGCCTGGCGACGTTATCGTGTACGGCCCAGGAACCGGTTGGCACACTGCACTTGTTGTAGGTGTTGACGGTAGCAAGAACCCATTGACCATCTCCCATGGACAGGCCGGGGATCCGAGTTATTGCCACGTATCACAAGACGGACGACTTCCACAAACCTATTTACGTTTCAACACTGCTGCCATAAACGACAAGAGCATACACACACCTCCAAAGGCATAAAGCCATGATTGCTACATCTGTTTTAGATGGGACCAATTTTTGGTTCAACTACATTGCAGCAATCGGTTTTGCATCTGCAACAATTTGGGGTGCTGTCACTTTTATCCACAGACGCTGGATTCGGCAGGTTACCTCAATTGTCAGTAAAAAAATTGATGCTGATTTTACAAACAAAATCGCTGAAGAGGTAGAACATATTTATAAAGAAACAACCCACAACGGTGGTGGCAGCATGAAAGACGCCATTCGCCGTCTGGAGTCAAATACTCGAGAGGGATTTGACAAGCTTGAAAAACAACAAGAACAACTGGAACGATACATTCAAAAATTGGACAAAGCGCTGGAAAGGCACTTTGGATATCACGAAGGAATAGATGACTGAAAAGCCTAAACGGCAAAGTCATTGGGAATTTCACCCACACGTAAGATCGGGTGACGAAAGAACATTAGGAGAACGAGCCGCTGACCACATGCGTCACGGTATGGGAAGTTGGCCCTTTGTCTTTGGATTTGTAGTTTTTATGACCGCTTGGATGTTTGTTAATTCAAACACCAATCACCCTTTTGATGCATATCCGTTTATTTTATTAAACCTTATGCTTTCAACCCTTGCAGGGTTGCAAGGAGCAATTCTATTAATTGCCGCAAAGCGTGCTGACCGCATTTCGGCGGAATTGGCCAAGTATCACTTGGAAGTCAGCGAAGCAACAAAGCAAATGCTGGAGGAACACCGACAGATGCTCGAAAGGCTTGTTAAGTGAAAATTTGGTTAGAGGTGCTGCTTTACTCTGGTATTGGATCAATCTGCATGATTGCTAGGGATATCCTTGCAACAATTCTTACAGATGCTATTGCCAATGGAAAACATAAACTTGCTGGAAATATGGATGGATTGAGCGATGTTGTCAATATTGTTCTTGCGTCTTTTTCTGGTGTTGAATTAATTCACCTGGGCTGGCGTGGCTGGCTTGGAATTATTCCTATTGGAATTGTTGGAAAAATTACTACCGAACGTGCCACAAAATGGTCGAGCGAAAACATCAAGGAGGAAAAGTAATGGCTGAACGCTTTGCTGGAAAAATGGGAAAACTGCCTGCCGAAAAAGTGGCAATGGGCACTCTGGAACACTATGTAAAAGGACCCATTTATAACGTTCCACGTTCTTTTGATTATTCAAACAAAGTCAAAAACTACCCGATGGCCCTTAACGACACTTACGGTGACTGCACAATTGCGGGCATTATTCACATGCTTCAACTTGCCTATGCGGAATTAGGGGAAGAATTTGTATATCCCGGAGACGAAGCTGTCAAGGAAACCTACTTTAAATTGTCTGGCGGTGCTGACAGCGGCCTCGTAGAAAGATCGGTTCTTAATACGTGGATGAAAGAGGGACTCTTTGGCACAAAGATTTCTGCCTATGCTCCCGTAAATATTAAGAATCAAAAAGAAATGGCAGCTGCCATATATCTTTTTGGATCTGTATATCTTGGTGTAGAAATGCCTTCAAATGCAGAAACGCAATTTGAGGCGCATCAACCCTGGCACATTGTAAATTTTCCAGAACCACCCGTTGGCGGTCACTGCGTTATTGCCACTGGTTGTAATCGTTTTGGTATTGACATTATTACATGGGGCGCCACAGAATCAATGACGTGGAGCTGGTGGAATACATATGGATCAGAAGCATGGGTTGTTATTCCTGAGGTATTTACCGAACTTGATCACGGTCCTGTTTGGAACATTGATCTAAAGACACTACAAGAGGACTTGAAGAACCTTGATCACTAATAATCAATTACCGCAACACGGCGACGCTGTTTTTGCGCACACAAACAATGTATATGGATGGGTAATTCGTTTAGGTCAAGCAATCCGTTGGTGGAAATATCGTTCTTGGAATCACATGGCATATGTTGATTCCGTTGACAAGGATGGAACCATTTGGGTAATTCAAATGGCGCGTCGTTGTGAACGAGTAAAACTTCAAGATGTTGCGCCAAAAGGACACGTTAAAATTATTTCATGTCCACCAGAAGTTAACCGTGAGATGGCAACAAATTATGCCCGCAAACAACTTAGCATTAAGTATGGTGTTCTTACAATTATCAGCATTGCTGTAAATCTTTTTATGCCCAACCCACTTCGCCTTGACATCCGCAAGGAAGACACCCTGATCTGCTCAGCACTTGTTGCACGCGCATGGGAGCACGGTGGTTGGGACTGTCCAGTAGACCCTTTTCAAGTTACGCCTGCCGAGTTTGACAAATTGCTCGGTGGTGGCGGAACACAAGTGTATTAATGACAGAAAAGCACAATCAAAATGTCACTCATAGTTATTCTGTTCATTATCCTGAGCATCCTGAGCGTACCAGCGATCCCCACTATAAGGATTTCAACGCTTTCAGGCGCAGAACGAAAGACACTGCTCAGTGCAGCGTTGGTCTGCACCATAATGATTTTAGTGAATGTTCTTTAGATCAACCACTAGAACTTCATCACACTCACATTGAATTTTCATTACAAAACGGTGTAGACTTAAAATGGCTTGAAGTTGATTATCCAGGCGTATCTAACCCAGACACTGTAGGTGCATGGGTTGAGAGTGCCGAAAATCTTACATGGCTTTGCCAATTTCATCACAGGGGAGCTGGTGGCGTTCATGTAGCAGCGGCCTCAGATTATGAAGCTGAAAAATACGTACGGGGATTAATTTCTCGAAAAATTTCCGAAAATAAGGAATAAAAAATATGACATTTCCAAACATTTCAACGCCTAGATCGTACGGTGGTGCGGTACCCGGTGCCTACATAACAACTGATATACCAGCGTACTACGTTGAAAATCAAGCCATTGCCGTTTCTTCCCTTGCCGGTTGGTACGAGGTTGGTGATGATGGTCAGCAAACGACAAGCCCACTTGGAACTCGTGGACCATTTATCATTGCCGTAAACTTAGGTCAAGCAAATGAAGAAAAGATTCTTTGTTCTTCGCTTGACATTGAAAATGCATTTATTACCGTTTGGTCAGATGGAACCAATAATGGTCGTGGATATGACGGAACAATCATGTCTACTCACCACCGTCAAACTACGCAAAATAAAGTAAATGACACGTTTCACGTATTTGGTGCTGTTGACTTTCTTCAACTTAATGAAGGAATTAACACAATTCTTAATGAAGGTGGAATTCAAGGACCACAAGGTGCGCAAGGCGCAACTGGAGCCGGAACACAAGGACCACAGGGTTCACAGGGTGCAACGGGAACGGGAACTCAGGGTGCACAAGGTGCGCAGGGCTCACAGGGGTCACAAGGAGCAACGGGAACTGGCACACAAGGTCCTCAAGGTGCCACTGGAATTGGAATTCAAGGTCCACAAGGTACGCAAGGCGCAACCGGAACCGGGACTCAAGGTGCGCAAGGTTCGACCGGTGCACAAGGTGCAACTGGGTCTCAAGGAAATCGTGGTTTTCAGGGATTTCAAGGTAATCAAGGTACTCAAGGCACAACTGGTGCTCAGGGCGCAACGGGGTCTCAAGGAGCTGTCGGAACGCAAGGATCAACAGGGGTTCAGGGTTCTACAGGTGCACAGGGCAACCAAGGCTCACAAGGACAACGCGGTTACCAGGGTTATCAAGGTCAAGATGGCGCACGAGGTCAACAAGGATATCAGGGACAAGATGGACCACAAGGTTCCACTGGTGCACAAGGCCCACAAGGCAACAACGGTCAATCAGACAAATACGCTACAAACAGTCCAACCGAATACACACTAGGTTCTGACTCAAATCACACATTTGTTCTTGACACTCCAAACTTAAGCTACACACCAGGTCAAAACGTCGTCCTTGCTGGCGATGCAATGAACCTGATTCACGGAACAGTTGTTTATTACAATGCTGGTACAAACGAACTTAATGTAAATATTGATACTTACATTGGTTCAGGTGCTCACGTAAACTGGTCCGTAAACCTTGACGGAGCTGTTGGTATTCAAGGCGCACAAGGCGCACAAGGCGATCAAGGTGCACAAGGTTACCAGGGCGGAGAAGGACCACAAGGAAACGAAGGTCCTCAAGGACAAGATGGACTTCAGGGCCCTCAGGGCAATGACGGACTTCAGGGCTCTCAAGGTGATCAAGGTCTACAAGGCCCGCGCGGTTACCAAGGTTCTGCTGGTTCACAGGGAACTGCTGGT